CTATGATGCCGAGTTATTACCCCATTCGATTAATACATCAACACGATTAAGGACATGCGCAGCCTGATGCCAAATCTTGGTGTACTCAGTTGAGTTGTAAGTGTGTAAAAACGTGACTAATAGCGCTTTGGTTTTTTCCAGTGCCGCTTTGTTAGCTGGCTGGTTGCTATTTTTTTCAAAAAGAGTTTCCAGTGTTTCAACTTCTTGCAAGAAAGCCGCCAGTTCATCCGTCCATTCGTTTCTATGTAACCTGTTCAATATTCGCGGCAGCAGCCAGGGGATATAATCACGGCTGAGGCTGATATTTTGTACGTGATAATCAGTTGAAGACCAAGTGGTATCTCCCCCTCCACATTGACCGCCACTTTTATCGCGCATGATTCTCAGTTCACAAACCCCCTGTTCCATATCCAAAATATATCCTAGTGGAAGACTACTAATAAATATCGCCCCCTCAGGTTTTCGTTCATTAAAATTAACAGCATGACCAATACGAGCGCCTAATTCAGGGCCGAACAATACACCGCGATAATCCATTTTCTGCGGATTTTCATTGTTATGGAAATGTAGTACTTTATTTTCATAGCCATTAACTAAATAAAGAGATTGATGGTCCATTATAAAATTCCACTGCTGAGCATAAGGATTATAGGCGATACCATTATCACAGCGATACTCAATGGAGTTGTCACTATAACTACTGCGATTATAAGTAAAATTGACCGGTAAATATGCTCCTGTAGCATTATTAACCAATGAGAGGCAGGATGTTTCTGTTAACATCCGTTCATTATTCGATTTATTATAAGCAATTAAAGACTTGGTCTCTGAATTATAGTAAACATGCTCCCCAATTTTATCCCCTCCCAAATAGATATTAGTATCATCCGTCTTATCTAAATGATTAACTACAAAATCTCTATGACCAAATTCATTTAACGCCGCGAATGTCTCTTTATATTGCAAAAAAGGCCTTACTGCGGAAGTCTTCATTTCCTCAATATATTTATCATTAAACTCCACTGTATTGCTGTTAACTTCAACCTCCGGTTGATAATCCTGTTTTTCTCGGCCGGGAAACTGATTCTTTATATTGGGCCTGATCTTTAAACTAACATAAAACCCTTCTTCATCCAGTGACAATGCCGTACCTGTCCCCTGATTAACTAATACTATTTTCTCCGCTATTTTTTGCGGAAACCACCTCTGCCCAGGAGTACCAAAATCACAATAACTAAATGCCACATCAGCCGTTAATTTGCCAGCCCTCAGGTCTGTTGGTAATAAACAATAGAGATTGCGATCAAACCCTTGCCCACTAAAAGCCGTCATGATCTGCCCGGTATAGCTATAAAAAACGGAGGAACTTTGGCTGTCGATATCTGAAGGTTTATCTTTTCGACTTAATAAAATACTGTGCCCGCGGCTCAAATAATAATTGTAGCCAATATACTTTTCTTGGAACAAATTAGAGTGATAGTTAAAGATAACTCGTTTATTACTCGGGTATAAACTTTTGGGTGACACACGATAAGAACTGATATCAGAGATCAGCCCATACTTTTCCAACTCAGCGGCATTAGTATTTTTATAAATCGAAACTGATTTTCCGGAAAATGAAAAATCACTAAAAACATCAACCTGAAAATTTAACGGTATCTTAATAGATGAAATATTATTATTCCACTGACTAAATAGCCATTCATCTTCCGTGTAGGAGGGCACACAGAATTTTTTAGAGTCCCCCTTTTCAGTATAATTATCACCAGAATAAAAACAAACATTGTCATCATTAAAATGATTGGATATCGCACTGAATGAGATGAAAATTAAACTATAAAATACCTTACTCACCTGATTATTGATATTCATGTATCACCTTTAAAGAATAAGCTGGCAGATACAGGCTATTTTGTATGAGCCAATATGTAATAATTTGATTTTTTATATTCACACAGACATAAACGACGTCAAAGAACAATCCACATAAAATGAATTCATTTTTTATTGATATTTAAAGACAAAATAATAAATACAGTTTTTCTTACAACTGAAATACAAAGTAAAAAGCCCCCGAACTATCGGAGGCTTCATCTACACTAGAGACAATGTTTAGGGGTAAAGCTTATTCCCACTCAATTGTTCAAGCAAGATGTAACTTATTGATAAATATATATAGTTAAGATTACCTAAAAGGTTTATACCGTCTTATATACCGTCACAAGAACAAAGTGACTAAAAACCGCGCAGTATTCGGTTATAGTTCGCAACAGCAGACTTATAGCCAGTAACCGTAGCCTGACACATTACAAGCTGTTTGACTACTTCGTCAGCCTCCCCTCCGATCCTGAGAAGAAACTCACTATTCTCTGTTGAAAGTTCGGCTCTCGCTTCTGCATCATTTCCGTCGACTCCTCCGGCAGTTGTAGCTGTGCCGCTACAGGTACCGGCTTTAATTGCTGCTGACAACCTGAGATTACCATTGCGAAGATCAGCAATAATCCGATCTGTTTGCTTCTTGCCATCGTTCACCCCATTGATATATGCCTGGTCAGCGGCAGCCAACGCATCAGTGGCCAATTTCTCTGCTGCAAATAGCTTCCCATCGATAACGAGCTTTTCTTTATCAGCCAGAGATTTATCAATATTTTGTTGATTAAGGTAAGAGTTCTCAACGCTGGTGGAACCAGCCCACCAGCCGCCCCCAAACAATGCCGCAGCTGCAACCAATCCACAGATGATATATAGGCGCATTAGCGAACCCCGTTATGCTCGAGGCTAAAATGGTTGCCATCGGGATTGGACTTAAAGCGCCCGCCCCATGTGCCACCGATAGATTCCCAATACTTACCCAGCGGTAAGAACGCCTCAGTTTTGGTGTGATACACTCCGTTGATAAACAGATTAAAATCTACTGCCAACCGCGACGTATGCAGACTGTTACTGATACCGATCCCCGCCTTGGCATTTAACGCCGCTTGCGCTGGGGTTCGATATGCCTCACCAAATGTAAGTTGATACCCATTCGCATATGCAAATGTAATCAGCATGCCAATCATCTGAGTAAACTTCTGTTGTTTCTCGCTTAAAGTCATAGTCATTTCACCTTAAAGAGCTGCATCACGTTGCCGCGCGTTCTTATAACAGCAATGCACAGCGTGATATTGAGAAGAATTTCAGAAAAATCAGCTGACACGTAGAACCCAAAGAAAGTACGGATAGGAACCGAAGCGCTGACAACGATAATCAGGTATGCAATCCAGCCACCCCACCAGCGATGGCGTGACCCGTCACGCTGGAACAGAATTAGCCTTGCTGAAATAACAGCACAGATAGCTGCATTGAAAATGAGAAGAATTTCATTACTGTTCATCGTCCCCACCCCGCTTGAGTATCGCCCCCGGATTTCCCGCACGGCCATAGAAAGCCATCAGCAGGCGCACGGCAATAACAGCTGACAGCAGAGCGCCAGCAGCATCCGCGCCACGGTCATAACCAGTTGGTAGGAAATCAATGATAAATGCTGCGACGGGCCGGTAAGTGATAATTCCGATGATGAAACTAACGAGAGACAAAATAAGACGGCGCTTGATCGGGAACTCAACTGCCGAGGTAACAAAAATTACCGTTCCTGCAAACGCTCCGAGTACAACTTCAGCATCAAGGCCAGATAAGAACCCTATTAAAGCAGTCCCCCCCAATATGCCCGTAGCCCCTGCTGTTGTTAATGGCTCAGGCATAATAACCACCTAAATTGTGCATCATATAATCCTCAATAAAATGGTGGTTACATGATACACAATCAAATCAAATACGGATAATAATTACCACCAAGTGCGGTAAATCAAGTGTAATTTTCGCCCATAGGGATGCGGCTCATAACTGGGGCTGTACTGTACGATATTACAAGCTGGTCACCTGGTGCCAAGAAAATTGGCCCTGATGAAGTTCCCATATTCGCCGTATCAGCATCTCTTTTAAACAATATTTGAGTGACATTACCGCCGACCATTAACACTGATTCAAAACCCCGTGAATCATTACTATATGTAAATGGAGTGGCTCCCACAGTTATAGCGGTTCTTGGTTTTTTTGGGTAAACATAAGCTTGTAGTATCTCATCCCAAATGCGCGCCCATGCCGTTGCAGTACCATTATCAACATATCCGCCATTACCTTTCTTAAAGTAATTTATTGTTAAATTACTAATTTCAGCAGAGTCACACCCGGTTTGTGTTTCAATTCTTTCATGTAAACCGCCGGATATCTGCGCTCGCTTGGATGTATTAAGCAGGATTATTGCTGTACCCGTATAACATTGTTTTATAACTGTATTAGTACCACCGTCCAATATATCCGCAGTGGGATTACTCTCTAAGCCCATCCCCATAAAGGTGTTCATTCTACTTCCCGAATCAAGAGTAATACCATATAGGCCATTAGCTTCTGACGTCCCACCAGTGAACATATTTAAATCCGCAGAGGTTAGACGGATGCCGGTACCATTTACGCCCTCAATAATCGCGTTTTTAAACTGGTTACAAGTAGACTTAAGATTTCTTGATGGTGATACACCTAGGTGAATTCCGTAATACGGTCGACTAACCATTGCTTGCTCATTGATAGAGCAGGTAAAGTTTTCGAATACACTTGCAACAGTAAATAACAACTTGAGCGCCGTACCTGTTAAAGGATTAGCTTCTCTCGAATTCACATTACGCATTGTAATATGTGAGGTATTCTCTACATAGAGTAAATTTTGGCACGTTACATGACCCTCTATACATAAATTTTCTACAACAACGTCGTAAACTACTGCTTGACCGTATTCGCTTGCATCAATATTAAAAGCCCGTGTCGATGCGGTACATTTTAGTATCGTATTGTGCTTGCCATCACCGACTAAGTGAATGCCTTTAACTGCCCAATTGGGGCCAGAACTGTGGCTATACACCCCGGCAGGGATATAACCCTTTTTCTTTTTGGGTTGTGATACTAGGTAATCCCGGAATGCCTGAATAGATGCTACATCATCTGTTGCCCCATCGCCCCTTGTACCAAACCATGTGAGATTTACCTTACATTGGTAGTCCCTTACCCAGCATCCCAGCCCAGTTGGATCTGTTTCTCCGGCCCCTGTTAAGTACGCTGCTATACTACTTTGCAGCCCATCCCACGGGACTGTTGGGCTAATATGTGTGCCGCCATTATGTTTTGCCTTGGGCACATTAGCTCTATATATGAATGAGCCACCGCCAACTGGCTTCCCCTCAGCCGTTGCCGCCCACCCTTTGTGCCACGATTTGAGATTTACTCTCGCGCCATCTTGCTTAACAAATCCGATAAAATCAGCGACAGATTGCAGCTCTCCGAGGTACGAATAGCCACCTATTGACGCAAGGGTGACGAGAACATCAGCCGCAGACCCGGACTCAGGGAGTACAACTATCGGGCGGCCCTGGTCATTAAATGCTAAAAGTTTCCCGGAACGGCTAATTTTGTCAGGAAGTTCCTCAATAAAACTTTCTGGAACACGTAACGTTTTATTGAGATTCAACTGTACAACAGAATCAGCATAACCCTTTGTTACAGCATCTTGCGCGCTGACTGGATCAGCAAGGTTAGCAATTCTATTTTTCTTCGCGTCATAAAATTTAGACAGGAAAGTTGGCTTTCTGAGCGCCAAGGTAAACCATGATCCTACTTGCTGAATAAGCATCGTCAGGTAGTCGAAAGCGTCTTCGTGCGTCTCAGCAAAGAATGTGCCCTGATTACGAAGGTCAGTTTCTTGTATCGCGGGAAGCACGCGTGTAAGGGTTAGCCCCCACCCTTCCGGCAAGGGATTTGGCAATGTGACATTACCCCCCGCATACGAACCCACCCCACTGACAGTAAAGCCAGTATTTAGGATGAGTGTTGTCTCGGTTCCATTCGGTGCAATCGATACAACAACCATGTTAGAGGCTTTCAAAATTCGGAATCGGTACGGAAAAACAGAGGTAACACCGTTACCCACGTACTCTTCATGGTTTATCTCTGTTGATACTGTCATGGCTGGATTCTCCCGGGTTATGTGCTGTACATATTACCCGCAATAAATCCATATATGAATTAAATGAACTGCCTTATTTACATGAGTTACCATTTGGGTAATCATTTGTAGCGTGCGTCGTTTGATTTCAGCTAATGGTTGTACATAAAAACAGTTGTTTTGAGGGCTTCTAAATGAAAAATAAACAGCGCCAGGCATACAGTTATCCGAGCAATGACATGTACTCATCAGAAGTACACACAGTGAAAGGGGTGCGGGGGCTTGTATCAGGATCTAACATTGAGCGGTTGCTTATGGAGCTGGAAGCTGACGGGCACGACATCAGCGCACCAATGATCGAGCTAAAGTCTTTGCTGAATTATGTAGCACATGACAGCCGGTTGCGGGGTGACTTATTAGCACATGCTGAATACATCTTGGAGAAATTAAAAGCAGAAAAATAAACCGTGAATTAATTCAGGCGAAGCAATGACTTCGCCTAATTTTGGTAATTATTTTTACTTAACATTGCGTTTTAATTACCTTTTTGGTAAGTTTACTTTTCTAAAAACTTGCGCCATAGTAATTGTGCACTAGCAAAATCTAGTGCCGGGATTGGTCTCCTGATACTTAAACGGCGCACATACACGCCTCAGCGTGTTTTTTTATTTGTGCGGCACAGCTACACCTCAATGGTGGGCTGGGCAGGGGCATCGAAAGATGCGCCGGTACCCGTTTAGGCCGGTAGACCAACCCTGTTCAGCTCACCACCAGAAGATTGGTCTCGATGGTGGTGATAACTCTACTAGACGGGATAATCACCATGAACAAACAATCTAGCGCTGCTGTTTTCAACTTCGACACATCAACGAGTATTAGAACCTTTGTTGTTAACGGTACCCCATGGTTTGTGGCAACGGATGTTTGCCAAGCCCTGCAACTCACAAATCCTTCTATGTCATTAAAATCACTTGATACTGATGAACGATCTAAGTTGAGCTTAGGCCGTCAGGGATTTGCATCAATTATTAGTGAATCTGGCCTCTACACTCTAATCTTACGTTGCCGTGACGCGGTAACCCCCGGCACTACCCCCTACCGTTTCCGTAAATGGGTAACGTCTGAAGTTCTTCCAGCTATCCGGCAAACAGGTAAGTACGATATTAAGAAACCGGAGGTACTCGCTGACCTGGTAGGTACATCAACAACAATGTCGGTTCGTGATGGCAGGCGCGGAAAAAGCCAGACTACCAACAAGGCAGCACAACGCATTGCTGATGAATGTGTACCAATGATAATGAAGGCCGTACAGAATCAGTACCACTACAATAATGACAATGTAGGGCCGGAGGAAGTGATCCCCGCGCTGGTAAGTGATGCGCGAGATGTTCAGTTGTACGCATTGCTTCGAGAGCTAGCAGATAACGGGCACCGCGTATCAGGATGCTATCGTGAGTTGGAAGCTATGCGCCACTTCATCATTGAGTTCAATAAGCGCATGAGCGCCATATCAAGCCACGCGACGTTCATCAATCAGCAGACTAAGATTTCCTGATACTCAAAGGCCGGGGAAACCCGGCCTATTTGTGACTACACTCTACGCCTGCTACCAAACCAATCGGCTATTGACGATACACCACCAAGCAGCACTGTTAATATTAATGCCCCGAAGAATAGGCCGCCTGCTTGCCACCAGTCCCAATGCCAAGCCTGAACTGCTCCCATCATACCTACCACGCTACCAAGTAGCGGTATATATGCCACCACGAACGCGATGATAAATGAGAAGAAACCGTTAAGCCCCCACCAGCTCTCAAGCCCAGCCATTACCGCGGCAAGCTGGACTATGCCTACCCCTATATATATGATGAATCCTATTGCTTGCATTAGTAATCCTTTCTTGGAGTGATAATGAAAAAATTTAAGCATCTGTTATTTTTGGTTTTCATTTCAAATACATCAATTGCTAGTAATGATTGCTTTCCAAACCTAATTAAAGAGGATATGTGTAAAATGGCAAGTGAATATGCAGAAGTATTAAATTCTGCTATGCCAGTGAAAATATCCAATAAGTCTCAAATGACAAGTGCAATCGCTGAAGGGAACAGGATTATAATAACTGCAACACTTGGATATACAAGAGAAAATTTAGACAGCATCTTATACAAAAGTAATATTGATAATGATGCCATATTTAAAGAGATACAAGATACAGCTAGGGCAGCAGTGTGCCAAAAGCAATCAAATACAAGGTATTTTGTAAGATTGGGAGGCATCGTTGAATACGACTACATATTCAACGATGGAGATATATATACGATCACCACAGTAAAATCATGTAATTATTAAACTCTATTTCATTTGTTCTTCTACTTTATTAAGTAACGGTGCCACATAGAAAAGATTTTGAAACGGTAGCATTTTCCTCACGGCATGAGTTTGCTTACTGTCAAACTCTCCATTTAATACACCGTTAGCAATAGTGGCCGAGTCACCACCTAGATCAAATGTTGGTCCTAGCAAAGCACCAATAGCATTTCTACTTTGGAATCGTGATACAGGCGGTGCGCCAAACATAGCCCCCAAACCAAAGCGTCCACCGCTCATGTTTTCTACTGTGTTCAGTGGTTCAGACAACCAACCCAGCATGCCAGAGCGATCAAGCCCTTCTTTAACCAAGTTATTCGGACTATAGTCTGATTCTCTACCAGATAGTTTTTGCTTCATTGCATAGACCGTAGAGCCAAGCGCAATTGAACCAAGCGTTCCCATATAGAAGGATGCGTCACCCTGCTGAATACCGGAAACCAGCATACGGTTATGTGATGCAAAAATAAACGTTTTGAACTGAAGAATAATTTTACCGGCTTCAGTACTCATCATCAGCGGTGTATCACCGACGCCGGGAGTTATAACTGTGGAGTCGACATCTTTTAGAATGGCATTTTGAAATGCTTCACGAACGGTGCGATCATCCCATAAATGGCTGTGGCCAGTTAGTAAGCCGTCCATATCTTCACCGTGTTTACTAAATTGCTCACCAATACGGCCAAGCATCTGTTGATCAATACCAACTTGAGCAAGCTTACGAATCTCTTTCTGTGGTATTGCCTTTCCAGATGCCAGAGCCTGAGCGTTATCAAGAATGCGAGACTGTACAATAAGACCACTCCAAGATTTTAATGTACTGTTCCACTGGTTCATTAGAGTCCAGTTACCAAATTTTTGAGTCCCCCAATTTAATCCACGCTCTAAACCAGAACGGCGGCTATAGGGATCGGTTAGGTCAGCAAGAGCTTTTGTTCGGGTTGATAACACGTAATCAAGACCAACAGCCATCTCTCGCAAATCTTTGGTGGCAATTTTGATACTGTTCATGTTTTTAAGCATGGCGCCCAATGGCTTGAGTGACTTAGATAAACCATGCTGCATTATAGGTCGCGCCATATCAGGGATCGCCGATATTGTCATACCACCAAGCAGACGCAGGAAATTAATATTACGTGCCACACGTCCAGCTCTAACAAAGAAACTACGTGGGTCTTGTGGTGCACCATAGGTACCGATCAGACGATCGCGCATCGCTTCGATGTCTCGAACATCGGCTTCTCTCTGCTTTTCTAATTTAGCGCGTTCTTTCGGCGTTTTTGCATCGCGGATAAGGTGGCTGTATTCCTCTGATACTTCGCGAATTTGCTCACCCATATCTTTGCGGCCAAACGATGCTGTGAGTTCAATCTCTGGAGCAACTTCACGCAGGTAGCTTTCTGTCACATGGTTAATGTCGGACTCTAGAAACGCCTCAATACGTTCATCTGGAATGTTCAATGTACGGGATTTAGTGAAGCCTGCTCGTTTTGTTAAACCTTCAGGTAGCAGATCGCGGGGTACCAGACCGGATGGCGCACCAATGATTTTATTAACTATCTCATCAGCCGCTGCTTCAGCCTCCTCTCTGGACATAGGTTCCATCAGCTTCAAAGCACGTTGCCTGCTGGCGTCCAATCGACCAATAGAGTTTGCTCGTTTAGTCAGTCTTCGCAGTTCTGCTCGATGTGCTTTAGGGTTATCAAGCAATTCTAAATGACGCTGCAATATAGGTAATTCTTCCTTAGCCTTGGCTATGCTTTCGAGCTTTGTTTTAAGGTCAGAAGACTCTTTGATTAGCTTATTAATTAACCTGTCAGACTTGGCCTTACTCAAATCATCTTCAAACTTTGCGATACGCGCAGTTACTTTCGCCTCTTCGCCAATTAGTCGAGCTTTTTCACCTACTTGCTCCATCAAAGATGTTTTATTGCCTGACCATTTTTCAGCTTCGGCTATCTCAGTCGTGAGTTTTTCAACTTCGGGCGCAGCAGTTCTAGCCCTTTCCAAACCGGCATCAATTTTATCTACGCGTCCAGCCGCCTTTTCTGCGGCTTTAGCATTGATACCCTGAAGGTGATTAGTGATGATGCTGCGAAACTCAGTGCGATCAGTTAGAATCTTGTCGAACTTATAGATCCTTGGCAAATAGCTCTGAGCGGTGCTAACGTCCACGTCCTCTGGCAATATGCCTAGCTCTTGCATACGTTTTTTGGTTACTTCAAATAACGGGCGAATCTCTGCCGCTGCCTGCGCCACTTCAGGAATATCAGACTGATCACCGCGCCGCATGGCTTTACCCACTTCCTCGTTGAAATCAACGAAGTTCATGCGCTTAACACCACCAGCAGAAACGGATTTACTGTATTGCTTATAAGCATCTTTTGTTGATTCCATCTGCTTATACAGCAAGGTGTCATACTGTTTGATTTTGGTTTCGGCTGCGGTGAAGGTTGCTAACCCTTCATTGTTCTTTTCAAAGTAATAATTATTCTCTGCCAGTTGCTGGTTAATGGCTCTTGATGCACGTGATGGAGACTGCGCTAATCTGCCTCCGGGATTTACGCTAAGCGTTTTATTGATAAGTCCAACACCGGCTAACTGTTCCTGATCCAGAGTGGTATTAAATACTTCAGCTGCGCCTATGCTGCGCGGGGTATCAGTATCAGACAGGCTGCTTGCTACTGAACGATTGATAGCTTGCCTTGTCCCAATATTGGCAACTAATTGGGCGCTGGTACCCAGCACACCACCAACCAATGCATCAACGACAACATTTATAGCGCTTTCATCAAAGGTGCGAGTGTCTTGTGTGGCACTCAGGGCCGCCTCTGATGCTATGCCGCCAAGGGCATTTGCTGCTGCGAACCGACCAGCCGTTGATGCCACTTGTCCACCGCGAACAAGTCCACCAACAGGGATAAGCATTGATGCAACATTGATAGGATCAACTAATCCCATGGTCATACTGGCAATCAGACCTGCACCTCCAGTCTCACTAAGATATTGTTTATCTTGTAACTGGCTATCTATTCGGTGCTTTATTGCTGAGGTTTCCTGCGGCGAACCAGAACTGATAAAAGCATCAGCATAATCTTCATATCCATGAATAGCATTGGCATTATCATCAAATGGGTTATAGCCATCTACCGGATCAAACTGGCTAAACGGAGCTGATGCAATCCAGCTACCCAACGAATTATCTATACGGAATGCAGCCCCCCTTGCACGCTTAATGCTCTGGTCGTCGGTAAATGGATTAAGCGCTGATAGTGCTGAAGGTGTTTCCATATAGAAACCACTGTCATCCGGCTGCTGTATTGGGTTTAAATCAGCCGATAACACATCTTCCGGTTGCTGTTCATAAGTTGGCATCATTTACCCCCAGCAATCATGTTTGATGGTGTGTTAGTTATTGGTGCGTTATTCTGTGCTGCCTTATGCAATTGACCACTGTTGAGATAATTATCAGCCTCATTTATTGGTGCGCCAATTCGCTTAGCTCTAGCCTCGCTTACGCCCTGCTGCTGCAACAACATAACGCGCTGATACATTGGTGATGTCTTTTGGTCTGGCTTAAATCGTACGGGTAGACCGCTAGCCCCACGATATGAGCTAACATCGTCAAAACCATCAGCATTACGCTGCTTAACCATAACGCTATAGCTGTTATCACGCGGTGTAAGCGCATCAGCAACAATAATAAGGTCCGTATCATCACGTGAGCCACCAAAACTAGCCGCTTTTAAATGCCCCTTTTCTTGCTCCCATTGTTCGGGTATCCAATTGCCCGAACCATTATTGACACCGTATACAGCCTCCGGAGCATACTTCATGACCTCTTTGCTTCCGTTGATCGATGAAACGCCCCATACACTTTTAATCTGCGCATTTGTCATTGCCTCTGCCTGCTGTGCATCGCCACCAGTTTGAGAAAAGTTCGCATCATAAATAGTCTGATAATCACGCATATAAAGCTGGTTAGATGTCCCCGGCTTCTGTGCATCAGGGCCGCTGAACCAACCGGGTGAAATAGAATTTATATTTGATTGGGCCGCTTTATCCCTCGCCACTATAAAATCTTTATCACGTAATTGTGTATTAACCATCTGTTTAGTACGCTCATCCTGCTGATAAACGAGGTTATACGCCATATCAACAGCCTTATCAGCCGGAACGCCAGCACGATCATAACTGTATACCTTGGTGTAAAAAGCCATTGTTCCGCTATCAACACCCGTTGCAGCAGCAGGGTTATTATCAAATATTTGCCCGTATAACTTAGCCATAGGAACAACTACAGCAGGATCGCGAGAAGTTGCTCCAGCATTCATCATCGACTTTACTTGTGTTGGAATAATACCTGTACGGGTGGTTAAGGTGGCAAGCTGTCCAAGAGTCTCACTATTATTAATATTGAAGTCAGGCGCTATCTGACTGTTGAAATAGTTGTCAGTCGCTGTCTGGTTGTTTTTATCTGTAGGGTCTAACGGGAAGTTTTTTTCTAACGACGAGGCCACGCGCTGAGTAGCCTGGCTAGCTTCCCATACCACATTCATTGATTTAACAGAGTTTTGTAACTTTTCCCATAACTGCTGTTTTTGAGCATATCCCGTACCATCTTCTGGTAATGGTTTTATGCTCTGTAGAAACTTCTCACGGCCATCTGGACTTAACGTTTTAGCTAACGCAACATTACCCCCAAATTGCTGTTGCTGTTGTAGTTCTTGCCAAACCGCTTGGCCTTTATTGAATCCATACGACGCCATTATTTGATCGCGAGAAGGGATAGAATTAGGCTGCAAACCCTGATCATAAGCTGCGTAAGCATCTTTTAACGTTAATTCAGTCTGCACCCTAAACTGTGATTGTTGTTCTTTTCTCATAGCATCAGCATGCCGCAAAACCTGTGCCTGAGTGGAAGCGTCAAGCTCATTAAAATAAGGGGTTTTGGTTACCCGACTAACAGAGTCTAGCTGTGAAAAGCCTAAAGCAGCCTGCACACCAGTAGATACTTGCTCAGGCGTGAACGGTACTTTACCCGCTCCATTCTCATGCTTCATGATTGATGCACAAAGGCTGGTAAGAGTATCAATATTGGTTAGGTCGAGCGGCTGATCAGCTGGCACACCAAGATCAGCACATACCTTTTTGATATACGCGTCTGTGTCGTTTTCTTTGCCATCTTTGCCTGGTGGTGCCCAGCGACCGATAATCTGCTCTGGAGTTTCATAACCCTGACGCTGATATGACAGCAAGTTTTTACCCAAAGCTCTGATACCGTGCTCTGGCGTTTCGAACTTAGCAAACCGCCCATCGCTTCCCGTCTGTCCCTGCCACTCGTTATTAGTATTGAATTCAATATTGCCGGGGTTGTTGTTACGAATGCCACGTGGTGCGGAACTATCTGTTGATGTGTAAAGCTTAGCCTGATCGTTGTGCAAACTCTCAGCATAAGCTGTAGCATCATCGGCGTTATCAAACATGCCTAAATGCTTGCCGGTTTTTTCAAACAAAGCTATTGCATCATCATCAGATAATATTTGCCCGTCATCACTAACTGTTGGGATTAGTACTTCTTTACCATCTGACTCAATAGAGATAGTTCTTACTGTACTTATTGATCCATCTTCATTTTTAACCTTTGGCCGGTTATAAAGATTTATATTCCCGGAGACAGACATTCCTTTAATTTTGCCTGGTTGGCCACCGTACTGCTCAGAACGAGGAACACGCATACTTCCAGCAACATCTGACGGTTCGCCGTTCTGAATGAGCATTGCGGTATAGTCAGCGCCATTCAAGGCATTGGCGGCGGCTAATGCTGATTTCTGTGTAAAATCGTCCTGCTTGGCTCTTATCTCTTCAGATGACCAGCCCTGAGACTGTCCGTATGTTTGAATAGATTCACGTGTGCGGGCACCATTTAATTTGTAGGCAACAGGATCGGCATAAAGCCCCTCAGCAGAAGTCACCCCGTTGGCGATTATTGCTTGTTGTTGCCCCTGACGATATTGCTGTATCTGATTGAATTCATGACGTTCAGTAACACCATTAAGTTGTAATGCCCCGCCCTCTACCTGCCGCTGCCAGTCACGCCGCCGATTCTCAGGGATGGTAATCCCGATCTCCCCGGCCAGTTCATGATATTTTTGGATAGCAGCAGGGGCGCTGCCCATTGCGTTTTGGCCCTGCAATTGGTTTTGCTCAGTCTGGATACTCTGCATACCAGCATTCAGTTTTAATACTGAGTCCTGTAACTGCGAGTCATCATATTTAGCCTTTTCCTGAGCAAAAATATTCGTGGCTCTATCAGCAACCTGAGCCAATCCAGCTCCGAAGTTATCAGGGCTATATTGGATATTGGCAATCTGAGGTTCTGCGGCTTCTGTTTGCGTCTGTCGCTGGTAAGTCGGTACCGTTGGCATTATTTACTCTCCTTAACCGAAAACGCTTTTAGTACCGGTTGCTGCTGATATTGGCGCACCTTTCTGAGAGAACGGAGACCAGGTTCCACCCACAGTTTTATAGGCCCCATAAGCTGATAGCGGCGCATTAAGCAGCGTAGTAAATGCCCCCATGTTGCCGCCTTGCTTCTGGATGGCTCCTTGTGTGCGGGAAACACCCGCCTGAAACTCTAATCCTGCCGCCTGCCGCTGGGCATTATTGACTGTCGTCAGAGCGTCTAATTCACCACCAGCGGCAGTATCACCAAAAATATCCAACGCATTACCTGTTGATAAATCAGCACCGGAAGTCCCCATGGTTGCTGCTTGCTTTCCTGCAAGTTGCCGGGCCTGCTGTCGACGTTGATCAGCCTGAGCATTACCGGTATTTATTGCATCCCTTGCTGCAACTTCTTGGGCGTCAGCATTGGCGTTTGCTACAGCCTGATTTGCTTTACCTGTTTGATACTGGCTGTATGCCCCCATCAACGATGAGCCAATCGATAAAGCAACAACAGCAGAGGTTGGATCACACATGATTAGCCCTCAATTCGAAATGGTGAAAAGGTAGTTTAAGCGCACCGTATGGAATCGGATCGTCAATAGTGAAGCCAAGCCAGCGAAGCCATATTTTTGCCGTGTAATTACGTGCATCAATGAAGTTTTCTAACCGGGGGTAAACACTAAGCATGTGGCGAACAACCGGGCGACAGTGGCGCAAAAATGTTACTTGGTAGCGCTCCATTGAATCGGTGGCCACCAGCCATGGAACACCGAAGCCAGTCAGAATGGAGGCGGGTACAACACCAAATAGTGCAATAACCTCACCATCAACCAAGCCCGCAAAACAGATTGTTGATGCTGCCATTGACCGCTGAATAACTTCCTCCGGTGACATCAATGCAGCAGCATAAAACTCATCAATATCAGCCTGACGAACGCGCGGAAGTAATGCGGCTGCGTGCTCTGGTGTAGCTGGGACTATTTGAACCTGCCGCATATCAGCCCCCTACCGTTACTTTCGGGATGACGGCTAGAACAGACAGGGGTAATGGGTCACTCTGGCTGATATAGATTCGGCCATTTTTGTCCCAGTTTGCATCGATGGGAACTTCTATAACTCCGCTAGCTTTATCAACCGGATCATCATAAAACTCGCCTTCGCGTTGAGCATATTCATAAAGGTGCTCTTTATCAGTTCCGGCCCAAATTCCACGGCTAGAATCAACAAGCAGGCTGACCGTTGTTATCAGCTTCTTCTTATCCAATAGCGTTTCTTGCCCGGCAATATTGACGCTAAGCGTTTCCATTTCACTGACTATTGGTAGGCCGATATGAACAACGGCCCCAGCATTACTAATGCTAACTCTGCCGCCAGTAACTATAGACGCAGGCTCTACGTTGCCATCTGACAAGATATTGACTGTTCGCCCCTCAAGGTGATTCAAACCAGCGAATTTACTACGCGCCATATTCCAGTGGTTTGTTGCTGTAGCGCGAAGAGAAATCGGCACATTGCGGTTAGCCTGGACAACAACAGTATTAGCATTTGTGATACTGACTATTGATAGCCGTAACACCTTATCTTCATCACCTTCTTGATATGGCAGTTGAATAACAGCATCGATGTCATCAGCAACGAAGTAAGCGGCACCGCTGATAGTTAAATCCAGAGGCAGCCTATAATCCCAATTATCGGTGCCACCAGACAGCGTTACAGTGCGTGCAGCATCGGTATTTCTACCATCATAACTAAGTCCAGAATCAACAAAGAAAGCATCCGAAATATCAATACTGCGAGATGATAGGCGTTCTATATAACGCTTTGTGCGTCCATTAACTATACGGCGCAGGACAAAATAAGCGGCGTCCTCCGTACCCTCACCGATCGAGCACGTTGACTCAAAAGCATCACCGGGTGATTCCTGCGGTGACCATGCAAACACTTGCTGATCCCTGAGATATGTCAGGCACAATAATTTGCCATCATTGCGGATGCACCAGGCAACGGAGTAAGGGACAATTGAGAATGACCAGTCAACTATCTGGTAACCATTAAATAGGTGATTAGCGAGGATTGTCAGGTCAGAACCTTGATAGCCGTCAACGTCAAACGAATAGGCCAAGTCCCTTACAATACTGCCCTTTTCCTGAACAAATAATGCAATGTTGCTAACAGCTATTGGAGGTAACCGGCTGGAACCATTGGAACCCTGAGAACTAAAAGCAAAGCTGGTGGGTGTTAAAGTTTTATTCTGGTCACCGCTGATCTGATACTCACCACCAGAGGTGAGCGCTACAAGTGAGCCTATATCAATCAGGTGCCTTATCTCATTAACCTGACGCCCTGCATATGTATAGACAATCCGATCATCATCTTGAATAGGATTGTTCTTCCCGAAGTCTTTATAGTCACCTGTGCGACTGCCCCATATAGTTTGAGGGTATTTTGTAGACGCAGCAAAAAAAAGACGCTGCTGATAGTAAACAACTGTGCCAGGGTAGCCATTGATTGAGTTCCACGCATAGTGCGCCCACTTGTAGCTTGCATTAGCTGATGCCACCACGTTTGACGGGAGATATGAAATCACAGTACATGAGGCTGTTTTAGCATCACCACTCACCGTATTGATTCTTACAATGCCAAAACCACTATGCAAATATTCCCACTTAACGCCAGAGTCCCCACTCCAACCATCATAAGAAACACCTTCACTGTGTGAAGGTCTTAGTGACCCTGTTTTACCTGCGGTCACCGCCCTATAATAATTACTTCCTGCTCTGCGCTGATCATCAATTGCGGTTGTTTTATCAACCTCCCACACCGGCACGGCATCAATTGCCTGTTGTTCAAGATAGAATAACTTCCCAACATTCTCGGGCCTGAAAATTCCAGTGTTAGATGTCAACGTGACAGTGCCCGTGCTGGCGCTTGCATAGACTGTTATCGGCTTATCAACATTGATATCTTCAAATGGCCCGTTTGTTGTTGCAACCAAGATAATACGCCAGTCGTCATGACCGTAGCGTTGTAACTCTCTTGGTTCATAGTTCGGGTGAACAATGGTCATTACATCAGCAGACTGAGTGAATTTTAATTCAAAGAGATCGGCTTCCTGATATGGCATAGCCAATTCGAAAGGCTTACCGATATTTGGCCCGCTTGAATATAGAACTTGTCCACCATCTTTAAATACACGCATATAGCCATGGCCGAACTCCAGCGCATAAGTTTGAACCACAGAGAATTGGAAAGGTATTAATCTGCACTGGCGGTCACCATACTTAGCCTCGGCAATAAATTTAGTACCTGGTCGATTCTCAATCCCTCCATACTGCCGCACAATGAAGTTACGGCACTTACGCAGGGAGTTGCTATATCTGGATAGATCTACACGCCCGTGCAGGCTTGGCGCTATTTCACCGCCAGAGAATGAGGGTTGAATTAAGCTAACGGCCATTATGACAACCTCGCCATAGTAAATTCAGATTCAGGTTGCTGCGGTTCTTGTGATTCATTCATAGAACGAGAGCCAGCAGATAAAATAATATTGGTATACATCTGCAATGCTTTATTACCGAGGTCACCGGCAGCAGCCAATGGCATAGCTATTTCAGCCGCAAGACGCCAACTCAATACATCGCGGAACAGCGAGTCAAACATATTCACATCGGTAACACGGCCAACATATCGCAACCATGCGTCATGCTCGTTTGTCAGTAATATCTTTCCGGTGCCTTCAGCATCAGAACCCACTTCAAAAGGAATACGCATAGGGGCGGTTGGGTACCGTATGCCGGGAACCATAATTTCAATAAGTCGCATGCAATCCGTTGGGTAGCGATAACTAAAGTTCCAATCAGGCGGTGGGTTTCCGAGATCGGCTAAAGCAACGCGCTTGATTGCAAAATTCCACGGAAAATCGCTCAATACAGCATCGCGGCACGGCTCATAGTGCAAGCTACATACACCGGCCTCTTTGCTCTTCTCGGTAAGGCTATTGATTGTCCGGCTATTACCGATGCGGCTCAGCGCGATGTTGCAGATCTCAATCTCGGAAGCCATTAGCTGTCACTCCCGTATAATGTATCTGCGGCGCTTTTTGCAGCTTCAACATTGCCAGCCACCAAAGCGATATCAGTAATTTGCAACTCAGCATTGCTGGTGGTCTCTTCGCCATCTTCGCGGGTGGAGGTCGAAAGAACCTTAACCTTTCCTACCAGTTCCAGAACGTCACCCACTTTGGGTAATGCAATGCCAAGCTTTTTGAGGGTTTCGTTATTGAGGGTAATACGCAATCCCCACGGATAATCGTCACGGGTTTCAACCTTGCCACCCTCTGTTTCAAAGGTATCGGTGCCTTGCTTAAGATTGACCATTTTCATACAAAGACACTCCTGAGGAGTAAGGGGCCGAAGCCCCTTTGGTGGGAGGATTAGATGAAGCCCAATTCCTTACGCTTTTCAGCAATTTTGGTTTTCAGGGTTTCTTCTTTGGTTGCTGGGTGAGGCTTGGTACCGAATAAACCTTCATACTCTTCACGCAGCAACTGTAAGGCAGCATCAGGATCTACAACTGGCACCAACTCAGTGGTTGTAACCAGCGGAAGCGAATTAGGCAATTCGATACGCTCGTCTACAACTGGCACCAACTCAGCAAGAACTACCGCACCAGCTTTGGCTAGCTTGGCCGCTTCGTTAATAGGTTCCAAGGCGCTGCCCGGCTTACCGGAATACTCAACTTCTTCACCTTCTTCAAGGATCTGAAAGTTGATATATGACCGGCGAAGCACTCTATAACGCGCAACTTCTAACATGCTGCCCCCTGTTATTTAACGGTGAATGCCGTTGGGTAGTGATAGTTCGCGTCCACATCCAGATTCATACCAGCGGTGAATGCGCCAGCAGTCAGTGGGCCAGTACCAACAACATAGTTAACGCGCAGGTATCTCAGGACACCCTGAGGAACTTTTGTTGATAACAACCATTTACCAGCCTTTAAAGTAGCTACTGGCTGAGGGCTACTATCATAGAGAGTTGCCCATGCCGCATTATCAGCACTGGTCTGCAACTGCACGCTCAGCGTTGCGGCACCTGCTGCGGTTGCGGTGGTGTTGACCGTGGCCCAAAATTCAATAGGGGTACCTACACCGATATCACGGCGGGTGCCTTTTATTGGGCCAAGGTCGATTACATCAGTAGAAGCAGCAGTAGTGGTAACCGCTTGCGATTCTGAGAACATCAACAGTTTGTCGAGGATCATCTCTATATCTCCGTTGAATGGGCCACAGGTGCAGCCCATCAATTAGTAATTAGCGGTTAAACTACGCGCGCTTCAGTTTCCAACAACGCATCAGTTTCGCGGATCGGTACGCTACGGAACGTTGTCCAGTATTCGCCCTCGGTCTCTTTCACTGATAAGGCAAGAGACGCCTTGTTAAGCGATTGAATATCAAGGTACTCATTCAGGGTTCGGTTCATGTAGAACACCGGCTTGCCCATGCCACGGTTAGGGATACGGTGCAGGGCTTTGATCATCAGCTTGACAATATCAATCGGCGTGGTCGCTTCAAGGTCACTGATGTCAATGTTGGCGATACGGACTACATAACGCCAGTCACGCAGGCACAGGCCGTTATCCCACTTATAATGGGACCGATAGCCTTCATATTTCCCACCATTGGCATCGAGCAACGTCTGCTGACCTTTATCTTCATGGCTCAGTCCTGCTTTTTGCCCTTTAGGGAAGATGCCGTGGACGGTGTTCTCGCCCCAGATAACCAGCCAGATCGATGCATTATCTGTACCGGTACCACCAGCATCGATAATGTTCTGAGCATTGCCAGCAGATAGGCTGGAATAACGAGAAGACAGTCCCATGAACTGCTGTGGGTTAACGCTGGTATCACCATAGAAAAGCGTGGTAGCCATTGCCTGATTCATTGCTTCAAGGAATGCACGGTCTTCAGAGAGACGGAATTCACCGCTATTACCGTTAAGGTCTGCCAGTGATTTATCAACTTCTGAATAGGCTTCCAGCATGCCGCATGCATCGGTGATCTGAACTGTGGTTGATTTACTTGGTTGCACACCGTAGTTCAGCAAACGCCATGTAGCGCTTGGCAAACCAGAACGCACGGTAGTACGGTGACCGGTTGGAAGGTTACCCTCAACGAACGGCATATCTTGCAACACGGTGTTGGTCTGCGATAACAACTCCGTGATTTTGTCGATCTTACCGTTAGGATCGACACGCTTACCCCAGTCGGCCAGCGTTAGCGCTGTGGTACTTTTAACAGCCATATTTCATCCCTCACTTATTACCATAGAGAACTTCGGCCGCACTACGCTGGCCACCATTACCCGCCATGACCATTGAGTCTTCACCCATGGACTTGCCGATCTTCACGCAGAAACGAACCAAGTCGGGATGATTACCCAAGCCAGTTTGTTCCAAATAAGTACGCAACTCAGGGGTACCGAACTGATCCAGCGCCTTTTGCGCCATGCCAATGTTGGCCGTCAACTTGTCACCGCCGATCTCTTTATCGGCCTTGACGTCATTGCCCCATTGCTCTGTTTGCTGCTGCCACGCTTCTGCCTGTTTCTGCTGGAGCTTTGGCACGATGTCTTTACCGTAGATATCCACCAGCTTCTGAGCCTGCTCTTGTGACAAGCCAAGCTCACGGGCTACCGGTTCAAATGTCGCCAGCGCTTCAGCGTCAATGTCTTGACCTTCTGCCGGAGCCGTGAACTCGTATTTCTCCGGCGCGCCGCTTTCTTTCTTTTCTTTATTGGCCTTTTCTGTCGCTTCTTTCTCGGCGGCAAGTTCAGCCTCAGTTTTTGCACCTGGTTCAGCGGCTGTTTTATCTACTGCATCAGTTGCCGCTGCGTCACCATCAGCAGGAGTGCCAGCCGGTTTAGTAGCGTCTACCGTTGTCGCTGCACTGGCATCAGTTGTTACCGCTGAACCGCCGCCACCATCACCACCTTCAGCGGGAGCCTCTGAACACAGGCGGCGCATTAAAAGCCGTTGGAATAAATTCATTGTTTGCTGTCCTCTTTCGCTTCATTAGCCATGGTCAGGTATTCATCTGGACATGCTTCCATCACGTCACTGAACAAAGTCAGCCCGTAATTGCGGCGGCCCTCGTTGAACATGGTGCTATTGGTTTCCCCGGTGAAAGACGTTGTGAAAACGCCAGATGAAGACAGCAGACGCCAGATAAATCGACGGCCCTCAACTGTCCCCATTAAATAAGTGATGTCGTTAAGAACGCGCTGGCGCAGAGCTTTAGCGGCTTCTGTCGCTTCTGCTTGCTTAACCTCCAGTTCGTCGTTGAAATCGGTCATTGAGCGGCCCCTCCAGTGATTGCGGATAAGGCGCTTGGATCAGATAGTTGGGTTTCGCTAAGGGCTTTAGCACTTTGCACTGCTGCCATGCCTTGCTGCATAGCCTGCTGCTGCTGGGCTTGTTGTGCGCGCTGCTGGCGTATTTCCTGAACCTGCTCACTTGGAACGATGATTGTTGGCGATACGCCGATCATCTCAGCGTATGAATCAATAGAGCCATCCACATCAAGCTTGTCGAATGCTTCAGGGCGAACAGCACCGAGATTGCCAACAAAGCCAACAAATCTCTCAAGGCTGCTGACACCGATCGCTTTCTGCGCCTGAGCCATTACAGAAATGTACTCAACGCGCAGCGGCATGCCCTGCATAACCTCAGGAGGCGGTGGCAACATATTCTTGCGAACCATAATGGAGAAACAGCGGTCAATCAGAGGGTTAAGAAACTCATCATTGAGGCGTTCAAGTACCGGCCCCAGCATCAGTAGCTTCTCTTCTTTCATCTCAATAACGGCTTCTACCGGCATGCTGCGAGTGTTAACGTTTTGCAGCATCATGAATAAGTCTTTGAAATAGCAACTATCAATAAATCCGCGAGTATCTTGGATATCGGCTAGCAGGTCGGCGGTGTTCGGGGTGACAAGATAAGCAGGCTTAAAGCCATCCTGAGAACCCGCGCTATCGATATACGTGATGTCACCAGGCAGCAGAGAGACCCGCTGATTCTTCAGGCTTGAAGGGCCAACCATTGGCGGGTTGGTGGCTTTATCGATCAGCTGAGATTTACGCTTCTGCTCAAGTTGCAGCGCCTTGATGCCACCCAGCGCAATCATGCCGGGACAGGATGAACCATAGACATCTTCGCCATTCACTTCCCAGCGCGGTGCCATGATGGGGAACTCATCGAAGCCTGATTCGCTCAGTAGCTTGTCGCCATCGCCTGAGTACTCGAAGTAAACAGACCGGTACAGCTTATTTTTGGAGTCCATGCGACCAGTGTCGCGGTTCTCATTCGGTGTAACCGCGTGGATAACATCGAACCACGTTTGATAGCTGCCAGTTTCCCATGCTGCCTGCACATTAAGGCTGGTGTTCTCAAGCCCGAAGCGGCTGACAAGCTGGCGGCAGGTCATAGAGAACTTGCGGAACATGGTGTTCACTTGCAGCCGGTCACTGTTTGCAAGCATGTAGCTGCCGATCGGGAAAGGGTATGTGCGGATAATGTCTTCATCATCTTCAAGCACAGCCATGGCAGCAGTACCAAATGTCCCCAGTTGCCCGTAGACGTTCGGTAGAGACTGATACAGATTTGCCTTGTTGAACATGTCGTTCATGAGCTTCTGCACAGTCTCAAGCCAGATTTTTACCGGGCCGTAATCCATCATTTCAGAATCAGGCGTTGCCAGTTTGAACCATGGACGTGCGGGGCTGGTGATGCCTGACATCATGCCAGAGGCCAATACTCTGTTAGCCAGCGTAGCCGTTGGGTCAACAATGCGGGTATTCCGCTTGTCACCACGGTTGCGTTCATCCGAAAGAAAACGGCTACTTCGGGGAATGATGAAGTCTGACAGTTCGCGCCAGTGCGGATCGAAAGAGCTGCGCTCTGCTTCAAGTTGCGCATATTGCTTAATGAGTTGCTGCTTTACAGATTCCGCCATGATGTGCCCCGTTACTGACCTAAGAGCGTTTTACCGCTGGTTGATGCAGCAGACGTGACACCCTGCCCACCCGTTAGCAGCGTTGATTTCTGCCCAGCAGCTTGGCGGCGGCGGCGCAACTCATCGTCGCGAGAACTCACTACAGCAGCATCTTGTTCTTGCGGTGCCTGAACCACTGTTGCAGCAGCAGGCATAGACGGTTTGGAACCCACGCACATAATTTAACCCTCACCAAATAATTACCATTTAACCATATAAGATATTTTATACATAATAAATTGACTGATTAAGTTATTAATATTACCTTTATGGTAATCACTTAAAGCAATACGCAACTGTAAGAACGCTGAATGTTGACCTCTCAGGAATAACGGTGTGGTGCTGGGCAGTGTTCTTTCAGTTGTGGTGTAGCTCAGTAGGAAGAGCAGTTTACGGAGTTGTGGCTAGCAACACGGGAAACAGGCCGCAGGTTCAAGTCCTGCCACCGCAGCAACATTCAAGGGCGCACGTGGGTTTACCCTAAACCTTTGTACAGTATAGAAACACCTGCGTACGCCCCTCAATGTTCCAGTTTAACCAGTGAGTGCTGTGTCTTGCCCCTCTACGCCGAGGGGCTTTTTTTATCTCAAAACCCTTATATCCCTTGTGCTTTCTGCCTATAATCACACTCACACACAAACACTTACAAAGTGAAATCATGCTTGATTTTTTTAAAGAACTCTTTGCCGCAATGCGCACGACTGCTGTTGAACGCATCAAAAGTCCAGTAATTGGTGCTCTGTGCTTTTCTTGGTTAGTTTTTAATTGGGATAACATCCTCACAATTCTATTTAGTACAGCCACCATTGAAGTTAAGATTGGCATGGTCAAAGCTAACTCAACTATTCTTACCACAATGGTATGGCCTATTCTTTCTACTGGATTAATAACGATATTATTGCCAACTATTTCCGCCGTTGTAATTTGGATTCAAAATAAACCAACAATGTTTTCCATGGAGAAATATGCAATAAGAAATGATGCCATTCTTGATAGAAAAATAGAAACCGAGAAAAAACGTGCGCGTGCAGATATTGCATACGACAGAGAAAAGACTGGTGAGGAAGAAAAAATCCAGAAAATGCGTGAAGATATAGAGATATCAAAAGAAAAAACAGGAGAAATAACCAAAGAGAAAGATGAATTAATTACTGAGAAAAAAGCACTAATCTCCGAAAAAAACAATCTAATTGTCGAGAGAAATGCATTAATTTCTGAGAAAGAAATCATGCTAGAGATGAACAATAAATTATCTCAAGACATGATCGAATTAGCATTACAACTTGATGAGACTCGAACTAAATTAAGAATGGCTAATCGAAATGATGATCTGAATAAAGTCACATTAGGGATGCCATCAACAATGCAACATCAAGACAAAGAATAATTATGCTACAAAATAAAAATCAAGCATACGGATCGTAATCAGTAATGCACCGGCCCTGCTGCGTGGCTCCGGGCAAATGTTGCTGCCGCTTTGTGACGGGGAATGCAAATGTCAGCACCAGAGCATCACCCTTGCCCGGTGAGCGCCCGATACGTTTTTTAATGTCCTCTTTGTTCTCCAGTACTATCTTGCCATCGAGTTTAACCCGGTATTCCGGCGTAGCTAAATCCTCTGCTGTCTCTTGATCATCCAGCGCACCGCCCTCCTTGAGCCATGTCTTGGCGCTGTTGTACATCTCGCCGCGCTTGTTGAGCATCTGCGGGTCATTGGAACCACCACCGAACGGAACTAACTGCCACGAACGCCCCCAGCTATCGCCTATTGACTTAATACCATTGCCGTAGCCAAAGTCGATAAACACCGCATCAGCCCCGTATTGGTCTTCAAAGTCAGCAATGCGCTTGGCTGATATCAACTCATCGGTTGTTCGGGGATATGTGCCGAGGCACTTACTGTGTAGCCCCTGACGCAGGTAGATAACAAAGTCATCAGAGCCGGAGTATGCAGGGTCAACACCGATAATAACCGGGGCGTGTGACACGTCACGGGCAGTAACAACGCGCTTCATTGCGGCATCGGTCAGGCCAGTTGGGATGAACTGAGCGTCAGAAGCATCAGGGAATAAGCCACGAACACGGACCTTAACAAAGTCGTCGTCCTCGCCGTAGTCCTCGATCCATTTGTTAATCTGCTCTTTGTTCGTGCCCTCAACTGTGCGGCTGTCTATCTGCTTTGTGATCCAACGGTGTTTGAACTTGCGGAAACACTCACGGAAGCGGCCTGTGTTACGTGTTGGGTTGCCGAACGCCAGCCAGATAATCTCTGTGTCTTCATCTGTCAACGCCCCCTCTGCTACTTCCCAAACTTTATCCGCAATGTTAGAGGCTTCATCGAATATCAGCACAATGCGCTTCTGGACGTTATGTAGCCCGGCGAATGCTTCAGTGTTGTGTTCAGACCACGGCACCGCATCCGCTTTCCATGCATCGCTATGATTAGGATCGGTTGATTTTATCGCTGTAGCAGTAGAATTAAACCAGTCGCGAGTGATAGCCAAGCTTTGCCACTTTTTAATCTCAGGCCATGTTTTTGTACGGAGCTGGTTCTCTGTGTTGGCGGTAACAACTATCTTGCAGTCTTCACATGTAGACATGGCCCAGCTTAGAATCATGCCCATATCGGCAGATTTGCCGATACCGTGTCCGGAAGCAATTGCTAACTGTAGCGGCTGGTGGCGGGTTTTGGGGTTGCTAAGATGATCACCTATGGTCTTCATCGTTTCGGCCTGCCAATCGCGAGGCCCATCGTAAGCCGCCAACTCACCCTCACCCCACGGGAACGCGTAAAGCGCATAGCCCAGCGGATCATGGGTGAAGCTGGCAATATCTTCGATTAGCTGTAGCTCTGCATCTGGCGCCGCCTGCTCACTCATTTTTTGTTCCTTTCCGCTACACGCTGGCGCGCGGCAGCCATCTTATCGGCCAGGCTAATCGATACATCGACCTGAACACGCTCACGGAATGCCGCCACATCGACATGTTTGCCCACCAGCTCAAGCACCTTAATCTTATCCAGTAGCTTTATCTTTTTGACGAAGCCAATTTGTGTGCGGTCTTTGCCCTGCCCCTCGAATAATTCAGCTATCTCAAACCCGGCAATAGATTTACGCCAGACTGGTGGCCACTCATGAATAGGCTTAATCCCGCCATCATCGTTCAGAATATCGATAACATCGGCCTCGAGCATATCGGCCAACTTTCTGAGCACATCATCGGCATTCAGTTGCACGCGTTTGCTGCGGCCTTTCATCAACTCCGCAATGCGATCAATGATCCGTGGGTCTTTCATCATCAACGATGCACGCTTTGCTGCTGATGCCTGAGCATATCCGGCCCTTAGTGCTGCCTGCTCTTGCTTTGTCGGGTCTTTGATATACTCCTGACAGTATCGCTCCATCATCGGTTTAATCGGTTTAATATTACCGTCTTTCGCCATAATAATTACCTCGTTGGTAATATCATAACAGACAACAGAAAACCGCCAAGCGGCGGTTATTCTGACTATTAGCATTCATATATCGTGACATGTCACACCGTTAATTTAGTCTCATGCCATCCCGCATGCTGCCAGCAATCCGAATCACCGATAAGCAAGCAACCTTTAGGATCGCCCGGCAGAATATCACCGCACTTGTCACATTTGCGCCCGGCTTGCTCTTTGAGCTGCGCCTGTAGCTCTGCGTTGTCCTTGCGGATCAGCATGGTGATGTATTCGTCCATGTCATACGGATCGCGCTGTGGCCGACGCAGGGCACAATTCTGGCGCAGCATATCAACTTCTTGGCTATCGAGTTTCAGCTCAAACTTAACGATGCCACCAGCAGCTTGGCGCATCCGCTGCGCCTGCTTACGTTCTGTTGCTGACTTAGCCATTGTCACCGCCCGCTGGCTTGGCTGCTGTGAATAGCGGGATGGTCTTTTTGCCGGCAAATATCTCAAACATATCAGCGACTCTTTTATCTTTTTCAATATGACTACTGCCATCTCCGCGCAACTCACATCGTAATTCCATGAAAATTGCCATCACTCCCCCTCTACCGTGAAACCGGCTGCTTTGAGGAATGTCTTAACTTTAGAGGCGTACATGACTTCAATCGGATATTTGCCAGAAATATTAACGACAACCACCTCCGGCAGCACAACCGGCTTACTAAGCTTCTCGTTTGCCGCTGATAACGCTGCTTCTGCTGCCAAGCGCTTCCTGAACTGAGCCTTTCGACTAGCCTTAATGTTATGGATTGCTAAATCCTTCATATAAAGCTGATGTTCTGCATTCGCTAAACGTTGCTGGAACTCCTGATTAAGCAGGTCATCACGCTCTTTCTGTACCGCTTCCAGTTGGGTTATCAGTGATTGCTCTCGGCTAATTAGCGGAAAGTCACCAAAATCATCAACCGTTGTCTCGTCTTCATACTCAAGTGCGTCAAGGTCAGTAACTTCGGAATCGTCAGCGTACATGCCATCTGATTCATTATTAGCCGCTCGTTTGTCGGCCTCTTCTCGGCTTTTTGCATCAATGTAAAAGCTCTGCGATCCGCTGCCACTGGTGACCGTTGCGGAATAAATGAATCTCTTCAATTCTTCGATGTTATTCATCAGCACGCTCCGCTGGGGCAGTGAGACTATCAATTTCGATGTCATGCATATTGTGATAGTCAGATAACGACAACCCGCGCCCGCCGAAATCTTTTTTAAAGTCTTTGACTGATACGCCGAACGACTCAAGCACTACTGACATACTCGGTACGAACTTCAACAAATCAGTCTGCGGCTCATCGATATCAAAGCAATGAACTAACTTTTCATCTTCTGCGATAGTGAAAATCAAATTAGTTTCTGCGTAGCGATATACTTTTTCGCCGTCTTTGTTAGTGCTAGTTTGTGCAATCAGTGAGCAAGTATTGAGTGCTGAATCGCGCTCAGCTTTTAACGTTTCATAATCAGTATTCATTTTAAAATTACCTTTTATTACCATTGAAAAAATTGAAATTTATTTTCATTTCAACTCGTTACTACCGTTTCTTACTCCATTGCTCTTCGATACTTTTACAATCAACACAGAGCTGCACACCGGGGACTGCTTTACGACGTTCTTCTGGTATTTCCACTCCGCATGTGTCGCAGGCATGCGCCGCTGGCAGCAATGCCTTGTTAAGCACTTTCTTGAGATTCAGCTCAAGCATTCTCTCAGCGTGTTCATTGGCAATATCAATGCTATCCATGGTTAGCTCCCATGCCGTGGCGAGCTATTAGCAGTGCGTCAGCAACGGCTTGCCCTTTGGCTTTTTGGTCAAGAATTCGAAGAGAGGGATATAGCTGGATTGCTCGGCTGCGTGCGGCGTCTTTGTCGCTACCGATGAGGCCAGTAGATTTCTTCCACGCCTGTGGGGTTACGAGCGTGTAAGGGATAAATAGCCCCTGCAATATGCCCTCTGCCACCCCTGCTGCGTGACCAAAAGTGAACATCGAGCTGACCCCCTGCCCTGGCATTGCGCCAACTTGTTCCAGATATGCATGGCTGAAGCCCTTAAACCCCAGCAAATAAGCAGCGACCAAAGAACCGTTTACGCGGGTCTTTGTGCCGACTTTTACCGTGGGCATACTCTGGTGCCCAAGATACTCACCAGACTTATCGAGCACGACTATCGCGCCACCGCATCCCGGATCAATACCAATGATTAGCTTTGTCATTTTATTGCTCTCACTGCGCGCTCAAACATCTTCACAACCAGCTTGCTGGCTTGTGCGCGGCGTCGAACGAAGCGGATTTTACCGCCACCAGATACTTCAAAAGTGTCAAGCGTGCGATTGTGCTCAATGCGAAAGCCAGTGGCTTTCCCACCCAAAGTGAGAAATTGCACACCAAAACCTGATGAAACCAACTCGTATTTAATACCCATATGTACCCCGATAAGATTACCTTAAAGGTAACTATTACTTATTTGGTAATTACTTTCAACATAAAAAACGCGCTTGCTTTCACAAAACGCACCATGCCTAAAACTTCCTGTAACGCTCTCTAACGAATTTCAAATCGAAAACGGATACTGACTAGACTTAATGACTAATATCCTTGCCTTGCCCCGCAGCTTTTGGATTTTCCGCACTCTCCTTGCTCTTGTTATATGCATTCATCCAATTTGGCCGCGTGCGCTGTTTATCTTCAAGTTTTAGTGTCGGCCTTGGAATCTCACCACCGGCGGCTATTCTTTCAGCCCAAGAATTAAGGGTTAACCCGGCCAATTTCTCTACCTCTACCTCGCTCAATCGATAATCAATCATTCGCTGTCTCAGCTCTGTGCATATCCAGTACAAAACAGGCTGTCGCCAGGGGAACATTTCAGCACTACCGTAGTAATCACGATCCCGGCAGTACCGCTTGAACTCACTCATCACATCGTTTCGTGTCAGTCCAAACGGATTACACCCCCCCATACCCACGATTGCCAAGAACTCTGCTAAGTCTGGCGGCCAGTGGTTGCCGTTGATACAACGATCAACACAAAGCTGTGCAGCGGAGGCCAGTTGCGCGGCGCTAAGTTTCGATACTGCCATCTTCCATATCGAGGACGGTACCGATCCATTCTTCATCACCCAACGATCCGAATACACCCCCCCCATCAGTTCCCACAGGCTGTAGACCATTTCTTGCCCGGTCTGCTGCAATTGCTGCTTTGATTGTCTGGACTGCGCGAGATTCACCACTTGCGGCGCTTGATGCTTTCTGTCCATCGGTACCCCCTGATTTTTTGTTACGCACGTGCTTGATACTCTGTGCGAATTTTTGTTCCCACTGCGCCTGATGGAATGTTTTCCCCTCTGACTGCCAGTAGGTCACGAACTCAGCGAGTTCTACAGGCGTGTAGTCTGAGATGATCACTCCCCACGTTGCTGCCTTGCGGCAGAAATCCGTTTCGGGCTTCCAACCTTCCGCCATTACAAACTTTCCAAAGTTTCCAAGCCCACCAGCAGGCGGTGCCCGGTTATCCAAAATGGAATTAACCACACCGGGATCGGGGCCAGTGTTTTCCCCATCGCTATCACCGGAATTTTCTCTCGCGCACAGAGAGGGGTTTTCCTTTCCATTCCATTCCCTTCCTTTCCCTTCCTTTCCTCCCATGAACTCTCCGGAGCTTTCGCGAGGGTTCGCGGAAAGTTTTGCAGTAACGAAATCAAAAGCTGTCTTATTGCACCTTGCGCGATTGCAATTTCTGCAACTAAGAACAAGATTTTCTGAGGAATTTTTTCCACCTGTCGACTCTGGTTCAAAGTGATCAAGTTCGAGTTCGCTAAAAGCAACCCAACTGCCAGCTTTCCCTGAATAAAGGCGCGGCCAATAAATTGAGCCTGGATTCCCGCAAAAGTAACAAGTGGCCTCATGTTTATCACCAGGAGTGCACCCATACTTGAGCGCGACCTTTCGGCGAGATTCGGCAGGTATCGCGAGCTTTCGCGAATGTTCGCGAATAATCTTACTTTTTGATGGCTTATCGACCCGTTGATGATCTGTCCACTTGTCGATTATCAGATAACTTGTTCCATCATCATTTAGCATGCGGGACAAGCGACCACTGGCAATGAGTAGATCAATGTTAAGTTTCACCATTTCTATATCTTCTCGAGGCATAACCTCCATCGCTATCCGATCTGGTTCATCCCTTATAGCACCGTGGTCATCTGCGGCCGTCCAAAGCCCGATATAAAGTAAGCGCGTAAAAACATCGAACTGGACCATCATGCTATCTGTCCAGAATTCAGGCTTTATTGTGCGGATACGAGCCATTAGCCACCCCCTGTACCATTCATTAGGTCACTGGATAGCTCTCCATATTTATCTTTGTAGCGCGCCAGCCAAAACCGGTCAGTTCGTGTGCGCTTCAGCTCTTCATTGAGTTTATTTACTTCATTAGCCAGCCTAGATGCCTCACGTGTTGCGCCACGAACCATGGTCTTGGCTTCTTCTGGATCACCGAACCGCACAAGCGAGTGCGCCAACATGTCCAGTTCGAAACGTAGATCAGCATCGTGTTGCCAGAAATAAGCTAAGTCTCTTCCAGCACCATAGCCGTGTGCTTTTTTGCAACAAACGTGACCTGCTTTTAGCTTTAAGTGACCTCGAGCATTCACCCATAACAGCCCCCATCCATGAGGCAAGTCGCATATATCAATTAACCCCTCAGGGCAGATGTAATAACGATATGTTCCCATCCCAAGAGTTGTGCCATTACGATGAGGCTTGTTTCGATCAGCTAGGAAGTCAGAACGGCTAACCTTTGACTCCACCACCACTGAACCAGCCCCAAAACCCCAGCGGTAGCCAAATGCGTCAGCACGCTCACCGCCGTACAGACCGCCGACCTCAGTTAATGCCACCTGACAGCCAGGGCCGTTTGCGCTCTCTGCCCGCTTCAGCCACTTAACTGCGATATTATTCAGCTCGTTATGTGTCATATAGCCACCGCTAGCCCATTGGCTTGTGCCATTAGTGACTTAATGCGCTTACGTTGGGCGATCGTGTGATTCGCATTGCACTCAACACAACTGCCATTGACCGTATAGCGCTCACATAAATGACCGTTCCGGCACGGCTTACCGGTGTAATACTTCAATTGTCCTACTCGTGCTGCATCTGTTCTGGTAATGATTTTCACGCTCACCTCCATATTTGTGTGTGAACAGGACAGAGATTATAACTGGAAACAAATTAAATCAACCAAATGTGGATAATAATTACCTCGCCGTGATTTATACACATAAAAAAGGCCGCCTGCTGGCAGCCTGTTAGCTTTCTGTCGCTGTCTTACTGTGCGTTGTAGAAGAATGAAACCAGTTGATCAAGAGTCAAATCATTTTGATACTCAGCACACGCGGAATGCAGAAGCCGCATGCGCTCACGACTTGGAACCTTGCGGCCACAGATCAAATGAGTTTTGATATATGTCACAGTTGTCTTCGCTTTTGACGCGATATCTTCTTTCTGCTCATCACTCAACGCATGCCAGAACAATTTAAAGTCAAAATCAGTCATTATCTTCTCCAAAAACATACCCCAATTAGTTAATAGTTACCTAAAAGGTGTCGATAGACAAGGACGTTTACCTTATTGGTTCATTTACCTTAAAGGTAATTTTGTTTTAAATATAGGCAATACATAACTCAGAGCATGACAGACATGAAAAGCATCAATGACATTCGCAGGGATAATTTACGCGACATCATCAACAGTGATTTTGAAGGGAAACAAATACGCCTGGCTTCCGCCTTGAAGTTAACCCCTAATTTGGTGTCACGCTGGCTTAAACCCTCATTTGACAAAAACTCAAAAAATATTGGTGACTCTGTAGCTCGAAAAATTGAAGAAATAGCGCGCAAACCTCAATACTGGCTGGATACTGATCACGTCATGGCTATAGCCGCTGGGGATAGTGATACTGGTTTGATTACCGAGATCGGCGAAGTGGCGGCACATAATCTTGAGATGTGGATGCTGGGTAACCGTGACCTCAAATCACAAGCCCGCGTTGCAGAAAAAGCAGGTGTAAGCCAGTCGACTGTAAACCGGCTCTTGAAGAAAGAAGCCAGCATATCCATAAATAACCTAGCATCTATTGCTGGCGTGTTCGGTCGCCGCCCATATGAACTACTGGTGCCGCCCCGCGATGAGTCTTTGATAACATATGACCGTAGTAAATACGCTAAACTTCCGGCAGAAGATAAGGCAAAGATAGAATCATTTATTGAATTTATCTTAAGCCAGAATCAGAAGCGTTCGGAGGAATAATGCTTGGTGTCATAACCAGCCTTCTTGTGTTCTTAGTATCGTTCGGTGTCTGGATAGTCGCCGTTCATTATTTTGCAAAAGCAATACTCTGGGAGGCTGATGCCGGAGTTGTCGGTATCGCCTCTGTTGTGAGCTATATCCTCCTGATTTCACCATTCCTCGCCATGTACCGCGGTTAACTCCCCCACTCTCCTAAATTATCACAAACAAAATAATTACCTTTTTGGTAATTTATTTCTTGATGACGATTGACAACCATCTATTATGGATTAATATTACCAACAAGAGTTACCAATAAGGTAATTAAATCGCTCTTTAAAAATCGACTCAGGGCTATCACAAACCACAATACGGGCCGCCCGCCGTATGTCTACGCTAACCCGTTTAATTCGGAATGCGGGATAGGAAAGTGACAAAAACATCCATTTATTGGCATTTTTTTGCCTTTAATAGTTACCAAAATGGTAATTAATGAGGTGCGATATGCGTTTCACCATCAAAAACGGTAAACATTTGTTCACTGTACTGGGCCGTACTGAATCCTTTGATAGCTTCTCTCAAGGCGTTCGCTGGGCCTTCACACAAAAAGAGGCCATGCGTGTGGCCACTGAAATCTGGAGCGAATAAATAATGTCAGAAATTAACAAAATCACAGCACTCGGCATGCTGGTTTCGCGTGAAAGCGACATTACTGACCAGGTAAAAAATCAAGCTGCACTTATCCTGGCAGCAGTTGCCATGCCCACACTTGAAAAAGATAGCGACATGGTTGATACGGTCGCTGATTACAACAAAATATTCCTTGCGGTCATTGGAGTAGCAAAGGCCGACACATTGCCTGTTGACCACGTGCTGGGGGCTATTAACTCCTTATACGGGATGCTGGACGACACAACTGGCAACGTCGACCGCCGCAAGTTCTTGCGGGATTATCTGGCAAATCTGTCTGGCGACACCGGCGCAGCAGTAGAAACAGTTACGGCTAGCCCGGTACCGGAGTTAGCGGCAGAACAAACACCCACCAGCCCCACGGAAGAAAAGCAGTTAATGCCAGTTGAAGAACTGGAGGAAGTGCCAGCACCAGCGCCAAATGTACCAGCATATTTTGAGCCGGGCCGCTATGAGGGAATTTCTAACGATGTGTATCACGCATCAAACGGCATCAGTAGTAGCCAGATAAAAGATGCCCGTGTCAGTCTAATGTACTTCCATGGTCGCCACATCACCGGCGCTATCAAGCGTGAAAGCACTGAGGCGCTGACGTTCGGATCTCTATGTCACACAATGGTTTTAGAGCCTGAAAAGCTGGATGAAGAATTCAGCATTGAACCGGTTACTCCTGCTGGTGCGTTTACCAGCGGCGATTCAATGACGAAGTGGCTAAAAGAGTACAACGCCGCGCTTCCTGCCCTGCTATCCAGTGATGAAATCAAGGTGCTGCTTGAAGCCCACAACGCCACGCTTCCCGCTCCGTATTCTCTTGGCGGTAGTGTTGACGATGTGGGAAATGTTTATACCCGCTTGCCGGCAGAGTTCCAAACTATCCCCGATGGTCAGAAATTCACAGCAACACTAATGAAAGCCTGCATCAAAGAGTACAACGCCACGCTGCCAGTGCAACTTAAAACCAGCGGTAGCCGCGACACATTACTCGAGCAGTTAGCAATCATATCACCTGAAGTTGTTGAAGCTGAGGCCGCAAAACCAGCACCACTCAATACCAGTGGTAAGAAAGAGGATTTAGCCGCGGCAATCAAAACGGTTAAGCCTGATGCGCTCTTTGCTGATGAGATCACCGCCGCATGGCTGAACGCCGACACTAATAAATCACCCATCACGCTGAAGCAATACGAACTGGCAAAAGCCATTCAACAAGCGGTGTTTGATCACCCCGCCGCTGGTGGTCTGGTCAACAACCCTAATCGAGCGGTTGAGGTCAGTTATTACGGCATGGATGAGGATACGGGAATTGATATCCGAGTCCGTCCGGATCAGGAAATCGACTTCAACGGCATTCGTGTTTGCTTCGACCTTAAAACCATCCAGTACGGACGGATTAAGCAAGAAGCCCTGCGCAGCAAACTTCACCGCACCATCATCGATTTTGATTACCACGTTAGCGCCGCTATGTACTGCGATGTCGGCGACTTCGATCAGTTCTTTTGGATATTCGTCAATAAAGACGAGGGTTATCACTGGATCGCCATCGTAGAAGCTTCACCGGATGAGCTGGAATTAGGCCGCCTTGAGTATAAGAAAGCCCTTCGCGACATCCAGCAAGCACAAGAAACCGATCACTGGCCATCGCCTATCACTTCCGAATTGGTAGACGAACTTAACGACTTTGACTTGCGCCGCCTTGAAGCGCTGCGCCTCGCTTAATTGGAGAATGAAATGAGCGATTTAACAGTAATGAATCAGCAGCACCCATCAACTATGAGTGCCAGTAACGCAATTTTCAACGTGCAAGCCCTAGCGCAGCTAACAGCATTCGCTAACCTAATGGCTGATTCTACTATCACGGTGCCAGCGCACTTTGTTGGTAAGCCTGCTGATTGTATGGCCGTCGTGATGCAGGCCATGCAGTGGGGAGGAATGAACCCTTACGCCGTAGCCCAAAAAACATACCTTGTTAATGGCGTTTTAGGGTATGAAGCTCAGTTAGTTAACGCGGTAGTTACCAGTTCTACAGCCATTCGTGGCCGGTTCCATTATGAATACGGCGGCGACTGGTCAAAATGCACAAAAAGCAAAGATTCTACAGTTAAAAAGCCCGCGAAAGGTGGTGGCACCTACGAAAAAAATGAACGGGTTCGCGATTGGAGCGACGACGATGAACAGGGGTTATTTATCCGTGTCGGCGCGATCATTAGCGGAGAAGATGAAATTACGTGGGGGGAGCCGGTTTATTTTTCAAATGTAGTAACTCGTAACTCCCCTCTTTGGGTATCAAACCCCAAACAACAGATCGCTTATCTGGCAGTTAAATCCTGGGCGCGGCTGTACTGCCCTGAAGTGATCCTCGGCGTTTATACCCCTGATGAAGTTGAGCAGCGCACAGAACGTGACGTAACCCCACAAGCACAACGCGCCAGCATCAGCCAGATGTCAGGTAATCAGGCCAATGTCGTTGTTGAACAACCCACCTCAAATGAGGGAGCAAAACAGGAAGCGGCTGTAATTGATGCCACTAGCAGCGGTAGTGATGAGGCTAATTTCAATTACGAAACGTTAGCCGCTGAGTTCCGCGAGTCAATTGATAAGTTACAGACTCTTGATAGTGCAAAAAATCTGCGTGTTGAAATTGAAGACATCAAGCAACAGCTAGGCAACAGCCTCTATACCGAACTAAAGGGCAAGGCGGTGAAGAAATATCACCAGATTGACGCCCGTAACTATATCGAAGCCGCGATAAACAGTCTGGATTTAGGCAGCAATAGCCGGGCAGCTGATTTTGCCAAAGTTGAGCAAGACCTGAAGGCCCGTAAATCAAAGCTTGGCGATGAGCTGTTTGACGGCTTCACCCTCACCCTTGACGACCTCCGCGTTGAATTTAGTTAATCATCCTGCACGGGGCTTCGGCCCCGATTCACTATGCCGACTGTAGGCTAAGGATCTGCAATGAAAGCAGCAATTCGCAAAAAGAAAATGCTGGAGATAGTGCAACTATCTGAAGACACCATCAACCGCCTAGAAAAAGCCGGTATGTTCCCTAAGCGCTTCCCTCTCACTAATCGCACCGTCGCATGGAATCGTGATGAGGTAGAGGCATGGCTTGACCTACGCCAAGCCAATCCAGATGAAGTAGAGCCAAATGAGAGCATGGGGCCAATGTTTGAAAAAAACCCTAATCATATCAAAGCGCGTAAACGAGCCGAGCAACATGCGAGGATATGATGACCGGTCACTCAACTTTGTACAAAGAACAACCAGGTGATGGAAAAGCATACTGGGATGGCAGGCAGGTTACCTGCCGGTGCCCAGCTTATGAATTTCCGCACAGGTTCAGCGGCGGCCGCTGCAACGGCTACCACATGGCGAAAAACTGTTTCGACAATCGCACTAGTTGCCAGAGCTGCAATTGTCTTCACTCTGGCGGCTGCGATGTCGTTAACGAAACAGAAAGCCCAGCGGAATGTATTTATGTGCTGGATTTCTGCGCTGACTACCAAATCAAATTAAGGCGGTAATCATGAAAGAGTGCCCTATTTTATTCAACTCGGAGATGGTTAACGCCATTCTCAGCGGTCGCAAAACTCAGACGCGGCGGATTATGAAGCGCCAACCAGTGCCGAGCGAAACCCGCGAAGGGGATTTCTGGTTCTCATGCGACAAGATGCAAAGCATGGTCCACATATCTGATTTTTTACCAAGTAATTCTGCCATTCAAGATGCTCACGAATTTTTCAGCGCGTGTTGCCCTATTGGTGCAGTTGGCGATCAGCTCTGGGTTCGCGAGACATTCCAAGGGCCACTATTCGATTATGAACAGATGGAATCATATCTTGAAGACTCAGCGAAATTTGAGAGCCATGAATACTGTGTTTACAAAGCGGATGGCAATACAACACCAGAATTTGTTGATGCAGATGACAATTTGCATTGCAAATGGCGTCCATCAATCCACATGCCGCGCTGGGCATCACGCATTAACCTGCTGATCACTGGTGTTCGTGTTGAGCGTTTGAATGATATCAGTGATGTGGATGCAGCGGTGGAGGGCATTGATCGCTTAGAAAACAACTTTGGCAATGGCCCGTCTTACTGTGACTACATGCTTCCAGATTTGCGTGATACAGCCGAATGGTACAACAGACCGCGCGATAGTTTTCGCAGTTTGTGGAACTCAATCTACGGACAGAAAGAGGGTGAGAACTGGCAGGCTAACCCATGGGTATGGGTAATTAATTTTGAGCAGGTAAATGGCGGTGCAGAATGAAATCACAACGTCAGTTTGAAGCTTGGATTAATAATAAGTTCAAGAGTCCTCACCTTAGAAAAAATGCTGACGGTTCCTATGTTAACACTCAAATGAATGGCCGATGGCTAATCTGGCAAGAAAGTAGAAACAACCTTGTTATCACTATTCCTGCGAAGCTTGCCACATTTACCCAGATAAGAGATGAAATAATTATCTTTATGGAAATGCAAGGGATTAAGGTTGAAATTCCCAATAGCAGTTCTGCCGCATTGGAGAAAACTCTATGAATATACTTCCATTTATCCTCATCCTGCGCCGCTGGTGGATCTTGCGTGAAGCACGTGAGTATTGGCGTGACCTTCAGGACTTGCGCCGTGTGGCAAAGCGAAGAGGCTGGCATCTAGTTCTAAAAGCCTATGACTTTGAGGGCAATTATCGGAACTCGCGCCAGTTGGCTAAAAGGCTGGCGAAAAATGAATGAATACCAGCTTATCTATTGTGACCCACCATGGCAGTACGGCAATAAGTCCAGCAACGGCGCGGCAGTTAATCACTACAGAACAATGTCACTCACCGATTTAAAACGCCTCCAGATTTGGTCCCTCGCAGCACCCGATTCAGTTCTCGCAATGTGGTACACCGGCAACTTTAACGACGAAGCCAAACAACTCGCTGAGGCGTGGGGTTTCCAAGTACGCACGATGAAGGGGTTCACGTGGGTGAAGCTGAATCAGTTGGCAGAGGAGCATATCAACAAAGCGCTGGCAGCCGGTGAGATTGACGACTTCTACGACTTTCTCGACCTACTAAACGCTCAATCACGAATGAATGGCGGCAACTATACGCGGGCCAATACTGAAGATGTGTTGATCGCAGTTCGCGGCAATGGTCTTGAGCGGCTTAATGCCAGCATCAAACAGGTTGTTTATTCACCGCTTGGCGAGCACAGCGAAAAGCCATGGGAAGTACGTCACCGGTTGGAATTGCTGTACGGCGATGTGAGGCGCATTGAATTGTTCTCACGGAAGGATTTACCCGGCTGGGATACGTGGGGCAATGAGTGCAATCAGTCAGTAAAACTAATACCCGGCTCTTGGGAGAAAATATGAAACTTTCAACTGAAAAAATGATGCTGGCTGTATTGGCATTTTATATTGCAGCAATGCTCATTTATTTAATAGGCCGATAAATGGATATACAAACATTTCATTTAAATGGATGGTTGTTTTTATATGCAATGATAGCTGGATATGTACTAGCTTGCATTGACCAATCAGAAAGACCAGAGGGTAATATTAAACATCTTTTAATATCATTATTCTGGCCTTTAACTCTAATGGCGATACTTTCTAGTTATATCGCAATGAAAGTTATAGGAGATAGTTCCGATGACTAACTACGAGATACTTAAATATCTTGCCAATGATGGCGGTTATTACACAAGAACGGAAATGGTTGAGTTACTAAACAACGCATTCCCTGATGAAATATTTTTCGCTGATAGGTTAACATCACTTCGCGGCATTATAATTAACTCATCATTCATTAGATATGATGCTTATCGTGCTAACTCGCACACAACACAATTGAAAATAAAAGTTATATCTGTCGAACCTGCATATGACCGTTATTCTGGCGCGGCATCAAAGACAGCAAGAAAACGGAAAGGTATGGACAGGACTTGGCTTAATGATGAAAAGCCTGTTGCTCAAGCTATACGAATGTTGATGCTATTCAATAAACTAATAGCGGAGGCAAAGCTAAAAAGCGCTAATGCCTCCAATTGATATCTATTTACCACTCCCCGCAATCCACCCATCAATCATATTGGCCCACTGTTGCAGCATGTCTCTGCGTTGCTCTGCGTACTCAGCTTTATTGTACACGGCGCGGGTACCTTTCTGCTCATGGGCCAAGCACTTCTCAATCCAATCACTATTAAAACCATGCTCATGTAATATTGTACTTGCGGTTCTTCTCATATCATGCACAGTACAATGTGCAAACTCACCGCCATTATTATTAATATAATTAACAGTAACAGTTATTGCATTATTAAGTGCTGCACCAGATATAGGCTTATCAAAATGATATCGAGACGGCAACACGTAATCGCTGCCACTCGATACCATTTGCAATGTTGTGAGTATTTCCGTCGCTTGATCAGATAAATATATATTATGCGCCCGACTACCTTTCATTCTCTCCGCTGGAATAGTCCAAATTTTATTTATAAAGTCTACTTCTTCCCAAGTTGCCTTTGTTAATTCACTTTTCCTAACCAGTGTTAACAGTATCAATTTGACAGCTAACTTTATTATTGGTGTCCCTGATGTCTTTTGTGTAGCACGAAAAAAGATACCTATTTCTTCTTCAGTTAAAGCTCTTTCTCTTGGCTCGAATGTGGCAATTGATGATGCCTTTATCGTCACAGCTGGGTTTTTCACGTCATGACCACGATCAATAGCATACTGATAAACGCTGCTGATTATCTCCCTGATCTGTAAAGCCGTTGATGGGGCGCTTCGCTCCCTCATAACTTTGTCACAATGAGAGCGTACATCTGCTGTGGTTATCTCATGCATTAACCGATTGCCAAAAACCGGCTCTATGTCTCTGTTGATAATTGATTGTTTTAAATTTCTTGTGCTGTCCACGAACTTGGCCGCTTTCAGCCATGCGACGGTAAAATCTCTAAACCTGATTGCATTTCTAACTTTGTTTTTACCGTCACGCTTTAACGCAGCAGGTGACTGGCCTAGCTCTACAAGCTTTTTGGCTTCGTTTAATTCATTTCTTGCCTCAGCCAGGCTGATACCGTCACGACCATACCTGCCTATTGTGAGCGTTTCTCTTCTACCGTTAATCCGGTAGTCATACCGAAACGAAATTGTGCCGCCTGCTGCCACTGCCACATAGAGGCCATCACGATCAGTAACCTTGTAAAGCTTCTCTCTTGGCTTGAGATTTTTTAATTTTGTATCGGTAAGCAT